AAAAGTATTTGGACTATAATGGTTTTAAACCTTTTCATCTATCGTTAGGTAGAACAGGTATGAATAAAGACGGTGAACCAGTGTTTATGTTAACGTATATGGTAAACGAAGACTTAACTGAAAATGTTGCTGTATTAGATATACCAAGTAACCTTGAAAGATGTATTTTATTTCATACATTTGATTTAGTTACTGAAATACCAAATAAAGGTTGACAAAAACAAATAAGTATGATACATTAATAGAGTTGCAACTATGTAGGTGAAAACGAGAGTTAGTAACCTACATTTATATAATAGGAGAATATAATGACAGACGATAGATCGGAAGACGCAAGTTACGAAAATGAAGCAAGTCCACCAACACCAATGGTACAGATTTCATTAAAAGAATACGATAAATTAAAATCAAAACAACATTACATCACAGATAAAGGTCTAATTGATATTATTGATAATATGGAAAGACTATTAAGAGCTTTAAGAAAACACATAGTTAGATCGGACTTTAATGAATAGTAAAGAATTTAGTTTAAAGATCGAAAGTATAGTAAAAGAAAAGAGAATCACTTACATGGATGCTGTAATCTTATATTGTGAAGAAAATGATATTGATCCATCATTAGCAAAACCATTAATATCAAAATCATTAAAAGAAAAGATTAAGTTAGAAGCTACAAACAAGAGAATGTTAAAATATCCTAAATGTGGCCAATTGCCAATTTAGTATGTATGATGGTTTTGATGTATTTAAAGTATATTTGGGAGTTAAATTACACTTCACAACAAAAACTTATGATTATGTTAAATATGAAGGAAAGGTTAACGTTAAACTTGAAACATTTACAAAAAGAAATGATCGTTATTTCTTTTACAAGTTAAGCAAACAATATGGACAAAATGATATACTTGATTTCTTTGTTGCAAACTTTGCTTCAGATAGTAAGGGATGGATTGGTAACCTTTTACAAAGAGATGGTAAAGATGTGTTCCTGGATTATAAGAAACGTAAAGAATCCTTTATCTACCACTTTAGAAGTGATTGTACATCTATTGTTAATGACTTTCATGCTCGTGGTATTTCTTTTGATGATGGTTTTCTATGCCATAGCGGACAACATCCTAGATTTTTACGATTACTTATACAAAAGAAATTATCCTTACAAACCGCTATCGTGTTTGACCACTTCTTATCGTTTAGTAAGAATTGGACTAAAGAAATTACCGAGAAAGTTGTATGGCCTAAAATCTCATCTACGCTTACCAGATTAAAACCATTTATGAGATTTAATGAAACAGAATGTAAAATGATTATGAAAGAAGTCTTTGTAAATGAGTAAAGTATTTTGTATAGGTAATGGTGAAAGTAGAAAGTCATTTGATTTAAGAATACTAAAACCTCATGGGAGAACTTATGGTTGTAATGCTTTGTATAGAGATTTTACACCTGATGTATTGACAGCAGTTGACCATGGAATCATGCACGAGATATATCAAAGTGGTTATTGTGATAAGAATGAAACTTGGTTAAGAAATTGGACTAGAATACCAGCACCAACATACGATACATTAGTCTATGGTAATATGAAGAATGAAGATAAAGAATTAATTGACAAGTACCAATCAAACAAATTAGAAAACAAACGAGATGATAAACAAGAGTTTGTATTTCATGGTTCCAATCTTGCTGGCAAAGTACAAATATTAAAATCAAAATCTAATAAAAAAGAAGTTGTTGAAAAGAATATTAATCACACAAGTACCTATGTAAGTTGGACTAGTCCAGAGGATAAGGCAAACTCTTTAGATGATTTAGTTGAAGGTCAACGAGATAGTGGTTGGGCTTGTGGTGCTTCTAGTGGAAGAGTGGCGTTAATAAGAGAAAAGAATTTGCAAGAGTTATATTTAATTGGACACGATTTAGTCAGCGACACTCATAAAATTAATAATATGTACAAGGGTACAAAGTATTATGGAGTACCAGAGGCTTCACCAATACCATCTGTTAATTGGATTAATCAATGGAAAACTTTAATGACGGAATATCCTAAAGTTAAGTTTATTAAAGTCAATCCAGATGGAAATAGTGGTAAAACACCAGTAAGCTCCCCTATAAACGAATGGGCTGGTTTAAAGAATTTAGAGTATATGTCGTTTGAAAGGACACTTGACAAATTTAGTAAAGTGTGATATAATATAGACATATGTTTGACAATATAATTTATAGAACTTTAGACACCATAGTAAATTGGTGTGAAAAGTACAAGAATTATAGGATGAATAAGAGTCTTCCTAAACATGATCCCAATCAATTAAAAAAGTGGGTGAAACAACAAGAAAGACAAAAAAAGTCTTATAAATAAAAATGATACCGATTAAACAGGTAACACAAATACAACAATACGAAACATACAAAGGAGATATAATATGGATTTCGAAACGTTAAAAAGCTCGTCAAGTAACTTTGACAAACTAACAAAAGCACTAGAGCAAAACCTTGCTCCAGAAGATCAATCAAATAAAAACAAATATCAGGACGATAGATTTTGGAAACCAGAGATGGATAAAACTGGTAACGGCTATGCTGTTATTAGATTCTTACCATCAATTGAGGGTGAAGACTTACCTTGGCAAAGAGTATGGTCACATGCTTTCCAAGACAAAGGTGGTTGGTTTATTGAAAACTCTCTAACAACACTTGGTCAAAAAGATCCTGTTAGTGAAGAAAATACAAGACTATGGAATACTGGTTTAGATAGTGATAAAGAAATTGCTCGTAAGAGAAAAAGAAAATTATCATATCATGCTAATATCCTAGTAGTAAGTGATCCAAAACATCCAGAAAATGAAGGTCAAGTAAAATTATACAAATTCGGTAAAAAGATATTTGATAAGATTACTGAAGCGATGCAACCAGCATTTGAAGATGAAAGTCCAATCAATCCATTTGATTTTTGGAAAGGTGCAAACTTTAAACTAAAAATCAGAAAAGTTGATGGCTATTGGAACTATGATAAGTCTGAATTTGAGAGTGTATCAGCAATTGCTGAAAGTGATGATAAGATTAAAGAAATCTGGTCAAAACAACACGCTCTAAAAGCTTTCGTTGACCCTAGTAATTTTAAAACCTATGATGAACTCAAAGAGAAACTGAATAGGGTAATTACGGGTGATAGAAACGCCAGTACCGTTGAGAATGTAAGCCTCCCGCCTCAGACCAACGGTTCGGTGAAAAGCGCTCCGGTTAACTCTAAACCTGAGTCAAGTGATGATGACGATACGTTGTCTTACTTTAGTAAATTGGCTGAGGAAGAGTAATCTCTCTCTTAACTGAATGCTTTAAGGGGCCGTTAGAAATAACGGCCTCTTTTTTTATTTCCAGCGTATAAATATAGATATGGCTTCAATCCTAGACCCATTAGTAGATAAACAAGGTGGTATAAAGAAATCAGCAAATTGGTACAGAAATAATGTATCTTCACTTGCTGATAGAATTACTGCTAGAAAGTTAATGAATCAAGGTAAGTTAATTGGTAGACCTAGTGTTGGCCGATTAAATATGTTTTTTTATGATCCAAAGTTTAAAAAGACATTACCTTACTATGATACGTTTCCTTTAGTCTTACCTTTAGAACCAATTAAAGGTGGTTTTATGGGAATGAACTTTCATTATTTACCACCAATGTTGAGATTTAGATTATTAGAACGTATGCAAAAGTTTGCTGATGGTGGATTAAATGAAAAAACAAAGATTGATGCTAGTTATGATGGTGTAAAAAATATTAATTTAGTTAAACCAACAATTAAAAAATATTTGTATAATCACGTAAGATCACAATTTTTAAGAATAGACTTTGATGAAGCGGCGTTGGCCGTTTATCTTCCGGTACAAAGATTTGTTAAAGCAGGAACAAGTAGAGTTTACGCTGATAGTAGGAGAATGATTTAATGAAAACAATTAAAAGAATTATAGCAAAGATTTTTGGCATAAAACAATGTCAATGTAAAAACAAGTAATGATAGTATATAAAATTACAAATAAAGTTAATGATAAAAGTTATGTTGGGTTTACTTCTCAATTGTTAAAACAAAGAATTAATCAGCACAAATCTAAAGCAAAAAGAGAAGGTGGTCAATCAAATAAATTTTATGCTGCCTTGAATAAATATGGAATAGAAAATTTTGATATATCTATTTTAAAAAAGTGTAAAAATAAAGAAGAATTAGAAAAGAAAGAGATTTCTTTAATAAAATCATTGAAACCAGAATATAATATTGCCCCTGGTGGTAATGTTGGTGCTTTAGGACATAGATGGTCGCCTGAACAGAAAAAGAAAATGTCTGAACAGAGAAAAGGTCGAATAGCTTGGAATAAAGGCATACCAAATACACCAGAACAAAAGGCAAAGATAAGTGCAAGTTTAAGAATAAATAACCCTATGTATAAGTTAGAAAACAGAATATTAATGTCCAAAGCAAGATTAGGAAAAGGCATGAAACACGGAAATAGAAGAGGTCAAAGTAAATACTGGAATTTAGACGGTAGCCTGAAAGAGAGGATAACGTCATAGCAGTTTTAAGAGGCGGTACTAGAATATTTGGCCAAGATATAAGAATTGGTCTTCCTAGAGATAACACTTTGACAAGAGGTGGTATTTTAAAAAGAGCTGCTGAACTTCCAGGTAAAAGTATTGGTGCTAGTGAAAGCACAATAGGCCGATTTATGGCTAATATTGGTCAAGGTGAGGGTATG